GGTGCAACCACGTTCTTTCTTCTGATCGTCACTGCAACTATCGCACCGCCAATCCGAGAAGCTCTTTCGACGGACAGATGCTACTGAGTGTTGGATTCGTTCTGGGAGGCCGGGGCGGTCACTTGCTCCGTGTCCTCCTTTGGCTTCAAAGGGGACGCCACCATCCCGTTCTTCACCATGATTTCGGTGGACAAGTCCATGATCAACGAAATCGGCATCGCCGTGATGCAGTCACGGGACACGGAGACAGAAAAGGTGCCATCGCCATTCGGCACGGTTTCGGTGGCGTATTTGATCGGCACGCCGTTCTCGCCGATATAGTTATCCCAGCCCTTCAAGCCCCTACGAACAACTTCGTAGGCGCGGGCGGTCGGCTGCGGAATCAGCGTGGCAACGCCATCGACAAGCTTGGCGTTTTGCACCATGTCGGTCATTTCGATCTTGTCGTTGTAGGTCAGGTTGCCGATGTAGAACACAGTCGGCTTGTCGGGCATCCGGCCAGCTTCGACTGCGGCCTTGTAATCCGGGTGGTCAGGGTGCCCCGTATCGCTGGGGTGAATGAAGCTGACCTTTTCTTTCGTGAAAACACCGTGAAGTGCCATAATTGCTGCCCCTCCTATGGGCCTCTGCTATGGGTATGCTTTGGTTGCCGTAAGTTTTCTTACTCTTGACCCCCGAGGCATATGTTTGACCATTCCATCCGCCGCGTCCCGTGTGAGCTTGACCGCGACAGTGTAGAACATTTCTACACCCTTCTCGTCGTAAAGTCCAGTGAACTTTTCCACGAGGTAGACCGTGATTTCAAACGCTTGTCCAGATGCCATTGGTGGGATACTCATGCCAGTGTCCAACACGATGAACGGGCAGTTCGAGAGTTGGAGCTTCCTCGGGTCAATTCCACCGAAATCATGGTTATCTCCGCTTGCAATCGATTGTAGCAAAAAGGGGCGAGGTTGTTTCCCCGCCCCTTCTCTCGCTGCCCCCTCGTTGTTCCTTAGCAGAACTGGACCCGGATTTCGTCATCGCCAGACCACGACACCCCGTTCAGTTGGAAGTTCGCTTGCAGCGTGGCGAGGCCGTTGCGGTCGCCGTAGGTCAGGCCCGTGTAGTTGCAGCGGTCGGCATAAAACCGGACGGTATTGCCAACATCGGTGCCGACGCGGACCGCTATCGGGAATTGCACCGACTTGGAAAAGTTTTTCCACATGCCGGTGTAAATCTCGTAGGTCGCTTCGGGGTCAAGTTGGGCGGTCGGCGCGCGGCCCGAGATGATCGAACCGTCATAACCATCGGCCTTGTTCATGCACTCTTTCGGGTTGATGGTGTTCGCAAGCGTGATCGTAAACGCCTGTGCGCAGAAGTCGTTGTCACCCGAGATGGACATTTGGGCCAATTCCAACTGCGACGGAACAGTGGGTTCGAAGGTTGCATCAAGCGGGATTGGTTCCTCCACCGGATCGGCGTAATTGCCGGTGAACTCGAACTTGGCTTCACTGTAGTTCCCCGCCGTGCCGGTGAAGGTCACGGTGCCCGTGCAGTCGGTGATCTTGGACAGTTGTCCATCCTGATAGGCCCAAAGCGTGCCTACGAGCATCGTCACGTTGTCCGACATGGGTTGATACATGTAGCCTGTTTCGTAAAGTTGCACGATCCATTCCTGACCAGCAACGAGGTTGCCCGTCCAAGTCGGGGTGATGGTGGCACCGCTGCTGCCAAGCGGGACCGGAGTCGTCGCGGAAGTAACGGTCACCGCCGCCGTGGCGAAAGTCACGGTGATGGCACTGCCAACAACCGTGGCAACGAGCCGGGTATCAGCATCGATCAGTGCCGCAATCGCGGTTGCGACCGCAGCCGTGGTCGCATCGCCTGCCTGCACGGTGTAAGGGAACACGACGCCGCCGACGACAGCATACAACGTATTGCCCGCCGTCAACGTGCCACCGACAGTGAAGACGAGCGAAGTCGGGTTCGAAGCGTTCAGCGTAAGCGTGGTCAGCGCCGAATCGTTGGACGCCGCCTCGTTCCGAGTGTTCGGAAGCACGGTCGTATCGAGTTCTCCGCTGCCCCAACGCGAAACAGCCAGCTTGGCCGTGGCACTTGCACCACCAAGCACGCAGGTCACGCGATACGAGCCGAACTTGGAAGTCGGCGCGGCGGTCTTGCCCCATGCCACAGCAGGACCGACCACGAGGCCGTTGTTGACGATTTCCCCGATCTGCGAAGCCGCGCCGGTCGTGACAAGCGTTTCTTTCCAGCCGCAGCAGCGCATAAGCGTCCCGACCTTCGGACGGGTGATACCAACATCGCCCGACGACTTGATTTCGTGGGAAAACGTGGCCTTCATCAGCTTGCGACCGACGCCGCTCGGAATGGGCGAGAACGAGGGCCGGAAGACTTTGCGTTCCAGCTTCGTCGGATTCAGCGCCAAGGACAAACCGGACACCAACATGGCATCGTTGAGCTTGTCGGGCGTGGCGGGCGTCCCGCGAGCCGTCTGCGGCTTGAACAGGATGAGCGTGCGTTCCGTGAGAATGTTGGGTTTAACAGCCATGTCATTTGTCCTTTCGGTTTCTCATCAAGGGGCGCCAATTCTGGCATAGGGGTTGTTGAGCCGTGTTCTGTATGTGATGAGAGTCGAGAGGACGCCACCGGGGTAGATTTCCTTGAAACCCACAATGGTTGTCGTATTGCTGTCTTCTTCGACATTTAGGGTCAAACCCCCAATGTTATGATCGCCCAAGAGCGCATACTGTAGCAGGCCCAAATAATAGCCGTAAACATCATGCACATCAATACTTATGTTTCTGGTGAAGCGAAACGGAAACATCACCGGAAGTTCGTAGGTGCTGACCATGCCGATCTTGGCTATTTTCTTTTCCTGCCCATAGTCAATTCCGACGCAGGGGGTGGGCGTATTGTCCACATCGGATATGTCCGAATCGTATACTTTCTGCCAAACATCGGTGCTATGGTCCTGCATCGCTTGCAGTTTGGTGACCATAGCCGCGTGAACTTGCTGGCGAATCGTGAGGCCATGATCCGAAGTAATCTGTGTCATTTCGCGATCCTTGCTATAGCGGCCAAGTCGATTGTTGCCATCTCAGTCATAAGGATAGCTCCGATTTCTGCACCGAGCTTGCCCTTTTGGCCTTCCCATGCACGATCAAGGAACCCCTTGTATTTCCGTAGCTGCACCTTATCAACAAACATATAAAGCAGTATCAGATCGCCAGCCGCGCTCTTGTAGGCAATGTATGACTTACCCGTTTTCTTCGAGCGAAAGATGAAAGTGCCAACGTTACGCCAGCTATTCGGACCACCAAGCTTCGGTGTGCCATCCGCACGCAATGCAGCCGGTAGGGGTATGGTCAGCGCCGCCGCCTCGCTCGGGAAGATAGTTGACCCTACGTTGTGTGCCTTGGCCGATACCGGGCCATATATGTAAGCGCGAATGTCATTGAAGTTAGAACCGAATGCCCGCGCGCCGGAAATAAGTGCTTTCTGCATCTGCCCGGTGCGGTAGGGCGCTGAACCATCGGCATAAGCCGCGACAACCATATCGACAAGTGCCTGCTTTAGCGCATCGCGCACAAGAGCCGACATTCGGGATTCAGCCTGTCCGCTATACGTTATCCACGAACGGACAGGTCCGAACATCTCTGCGATGACCGGACCAAGGGGAACAATGAATACCTGAGTGTTGCTAGGTGCCATTACCGCATCCCAAGTAGGCGCACTTCTCCCCGCAGAAGGGCTGCGGATTCGGGGATAAGGCCACTCGCATTGACGTGATACTTGACTAGGTTGTTCCGACCGGAGCGCGCTTGGTCCTCGCCTGCCGATTGGTTCACTTGCCTCTTGATGCTGAATGCTGCCTGCACGGCACATGCTGCCTTGATGTTCCGCGAAACAAGAAGGAGGTCAGTATCCGTAGCATCGGGCAGGTAACCGGCGTAATAGTCGATCTTCAAACTCCGCTCGGTGAAGAACGTATCACCGGGGTATAGCACGATCTGGTTGCGCGCATAGTCAACCTGATAATAGCTCGTAAGAAGCGGAATTGCGTTCGCCCAATCGCCGAATTGACTATATGTGACGATGGGCATTTTTGCGGGGTCGATTGGCCGCTCGTCCAGCGTAATCTTGTTCACTTGCCGCCCGATGGACAGCACAACGTCTGTTCGCGAGACGGACGCATACTGCGTGTAAGCTGCATAATCGTAGTTCCTGCGGGTATACGCGCGGATCAGGGCCGTTGCGTCCATAATCGCGTCGGTGAACATATCGTCCCGCCCGGTATAGCTGATCGACAGGTCCATCCGGCTCTTAACGTCTTGGATGGTGCAGAACTTGTTTACCGGCATGACATTCCCCGCTGCAATCGATTGTAAGAGGGGGGCCGAAGCCCCCCACCCTTAGCCCGCGCGCCGCAAAGGACGCCGTTTGATGCCGGTCGGACGGCGAACAACCGCGCCGGATTGGGTTTCTTCTTCCGGGGCCGGAACCTTGCGCTTGACGGAGAAGATCGGTTTCTCGAAGACTTCGCCGTCGCGATCTTCGATCAGGTCCATCAAACCTTCGAGGACGTTCAAGACAGCTTCATCTTCCACGATCATCGGCTTGCCGTTTTCGAAACGAATGCACTCGCCGATCTTCTTCGGATGACGCAGACTGTAGACATTCCCCCGCGTGAGGGTCGCAGTATTAACAAGTCGGGTTGCCATGATACGATTTGCCTTTCAGGTTTAGGGCTCTGACATGATTGGTGCGTGACGCCAGAGCCTTAATCACTGTTACTCCCGCAGGTCGGCGGATCAGCCGATGTTGATGGCCTTGACGACCATGTTTTCCTGTTCAAGCTGGAAGTCGTAGCGCATCGTGAAGACGATGATCAGCACACGCTCACGGGTGTCCTTGTCAAATTCCATCCGCATGTTGCGCTGGACGCCGAACAGAAGGTTCTGCGGGTCCATCATCAGGGCGACGTTGGTGGGCATGGAGGCCGCGCCGATCAGCGGAACGCCGAAAGGAGCAAACTGCGTGCCGTTGCCGCCGATCAGCACCGAATCGCCAAGGCCGGTCTGGCGCTGCGCGACTTGCAGCATGTATTGCAGCCGGGTATTGTGCGACGTGTAAAGCTTCATACGGTTCAGGATGCGTTTGAAGCGGTCGGGCAGCGTCTGGATCATCTCGTTGAAGGTAACCGCGTCCAGCACGGCACCGCCGTTGTTGACGATATTCGAAACGGCCTGTTTCAGCACGCCATCACGTTCGGCAAGGAAGGAGTCGCCCGATCCGGTATCCCCGTTCAGCATCCCATCTTCAATGTCGATGCGGATGCGTTCGGCCAGCTTCGCCAGCACGGTCTGCTGGAACTGGCTGGCGTCGATCTGGCCCCCTTCGATGTTGTCTTCCAGCACTTCGTAGGGCAGGTTGACTTCGGCGATGACTTCGAAGGTGTTCAGTTCAACTTTCGACGTGGTGACCTTCACGCGGTCGGCGCGCACAAGCGCACGGGTGCCGGTCTCGCCTTGTTCCGGCGTCGAGATGGTGCCTTGGTTCGCAATGCGCAGCGCACGGGTCGCAAGGTCCAGTTTGTTCACGATCATTTTCGGACGCTGCATGTTGATCATGCGAATGTCGTCCAAGAAGGCCGTGTCCTGCGCCAGAATGCGGATGAAGTTGTTCTGCTGTTCGGGCAGCATCAGGCCCGCCGTGGTAAGGTCCGACAGCGCCATGTCGGCCTTTGCGAGCATTTCTTTCAGTTTCATGTTCTTTGGTCCTTTTGCTTGACGTTGGTCGTTGGTGCCGGTCAGAACAGGTTCTTGGTCTGCTTGTTCTTCATCCACGATCTGCTATCGGGGTCAACCGGTGCAGCTTTCTTCATGGTTTCCAAGACAGCTTCGGAATCCCCTTCCGACGCAATCGCTTTCTTGGTGGGTCGCCGCGAGGCCATTGCCTCGACGGTTCCCGCGACCGCTTCGACACGCTTGGCGAGCGGATCAAGGGCCTTGGTGATCAGGTCAGCGAACGCCGCCGGATCGGGTTGGGCCGAGGCGGTCACGACCGCCGCAGCTTTCTTCTTCGTCGGCTTCGCAACGGAAGCCTGTTCGGTGATGTAGTCGGCATTCGATTCGGCCCACTTGTTGAGCTTCTCGATTTCATCCGCCGAATACTCTTTCGAGAGTTCTTCGGTGCCCATGCCGATGAAGTCCTCGAACATTTGGTTCAGATCGCCGACGATCTGTGCAAAGTCAGCCGCTGCCTTGCTAAGCGCGGTGCGAACATCGCCGGTGAAGTCATCGCCGAGGATGGACGTGATTGCCCCGCTGAATGCAGCCTGCACGTCACCGAAGCCGGGTGGGGTCGCATCGTATTCCATGCCGTCTTCGATGGCACCGGCCAAGGTATTGTCGTCGGTATAGGCCGCAGCCCATTGCGAGAACTTGCGGAGCTTGGTCTGCACACCCTTTTCTTGCTTGCGCTTGGCAAGAAACTCCGACTTCTTGGACGGGGCCGCAGCC